ATTTGATAGAACTCCATTAATTCTAAATTCAACTTTTTTTGAAGTATCTCCATTTTCATATCCATAATAAATTTCATCAGATCTAATTAAAGATGCTATTGGTATTTCTGAGATTATTCCAGAACAACCAAAAAATTGATTAATACTTTTATGAGTATATGTAATTTTATTTTCTTTGTGGTATATTTCTCCGGACTTTGGAAATCCAATTGTAGAATCAACTGTAATAACAGAACTTCCAATACTTACTTTTTTTATATTTTTTGTATTTCCGGTTACGTCAAATTTACCCGTAATTGTTGGAAATGCATCATCATATCCAACAAAAAGAAGTAATTTGTAATAATCTTCTCCACCTCTTCCTATTAGTTCTACTTCGGAAACAGATGCGGTTGTTTTCTTTTCATCACCTTTTTTAAATATCGTTTGTCCTTTAAGTTTCAAAGGATCTCCTGATATTGAATCTATTGTAATACTTTTTCTTCGAATATATTTTGCAGAAGATGGTTTTATTAAAAATTGTTCCAGATCAATTATTCGTGGAGTTTCGCCAAAAAGAACATTAAAAAGAATTCTAAATGACTCTTCTGTTCCTTTTGATTGATATAAACTTCTTGCTTCCTTTATGAAATTTCCAACATTTAAATCTGAAGCAAAATCAAGATTTTCTAGTCCGGGTGTTAACGAATATTTGAGTTTTTTATAAAATTCTTTCAAAAATAGAGAACTTAAGTTTTCAACTTTTGTTATTGATGTATGTGATGATGATGTAGAAGATGAGAATACAAGTTCTTCATAATTTAAATTTTGATGATAGTTGGTAATTCCCGAAAATCCTCTAATACACCCTGTAAAGGTATTTGTTGTTATTCCCGTATATGTAATTATTTCATCATCAATTTTTATAAGTCCATATTTTGATGGAAATCCTTTCGTAGAAGTAACAACAATGGTTTCGGATGTTGAGGAAATATCTGTAGATAAATCTGTATAACCAACAATGACTTCTGGTGTCAGGTTATCTAATTTTAGATACTGATCGATATTCTCTGCAATATCAATTGGACCGCCTTGATATTCCTGAGAAATATAATATTGTTTTAAAAATTCAATTGTTTTTGGACTTTCATCTAATACAAATTCTGGAAGTTGACTTTCAATAATCTGCTGTACCTTTACTCTTGATTCAAAACCAGTTTGTATCATGTCACAACCTCTTTAATTCTCCGTTTGAATAACTTGATCTATAATAATCTTTAGTTGAAAATACTGACCCGGATATATCATCTCCAGATGCAATCACATCTTTAATCATATTTATTGTACTTTTTGATATGTCAAAAGATAGATAAAGATCATTTAAACCTATTATATCATTTGATTCAGGAAAAGCTTGAATTTCAATAATATCATTGTTAATTGATGTTGATGTTATTGTAATTGCCCCAAGCATAATTTCACCAGTTTCATAATTTACAGTTCCTGCAGATTGTATTACAATTGATGTTTTTAACTCTGAAGTTGAACCACTACTAACAAGAACTGGTGTTTCCTTTACTATTGCAATTGTACCTGTTTTTAAATCTAAATTTGGAGTGTCCGTGATATAAACTGTATCGGAAATTCCTTCTATTTTAAATCCGGTTGATTTTATATTTTTACCATCTGGATTTACATGAAATTTATTTCCAAAGCAAATTTCATATTGAGTTTGACTATTAATGAGTGCCTTTAAATCTCTTCTTATTCTAACTTTGGTTATATTTGAAGTGATTGCAGTATCTGTATTATCAATAACTCTTAAAACTTTACTATATTTAAATCTACCACCAAATGAATTTAAATCAGTAGATTGTGAATATTCATTTAAATTTGAAATAACTCTTGTTTTAAGATCGTTTGAACTATTTGTAAGAGAATAATTATAATATATTGAAGAATCTATCTCAACGAAAAGAATTTTTAAATCGACAATTTCTGGATTTATTCCTACAACAGAATATTGTATAAGTTTATTTTTAATATATTGTTTATCAAAATCAGAAATATATGTTCCATTTTTAGGTTTAACGCTAATTAAAACTTTTCCAAATTGTGGAGGACTTAATTCTTCACCACCAACAACCGAAATAGATTCTGCATTTGCATAAATTTTTGATTTTATAATTGCCTCATAGTCTCTAGAAGTTACGGCTCTATATTGAGATTCATACAATCTTGGAGCATAATTTTTAATTGAGTCAATAGATTCAATATCTGTTCCATTTTTAGATAATTCTATAGTATTAATTGGAGATAAAGTAGAAATAACTATAGAATCACTATCATCTTTAAATGTTCCAGAAAACACAAATGAACTTGCACCATTACCAGACTTTCCATTAGTAACAATATAAGAAACTGTTACTATTGAACTATTTTCAAGTTTTTTTCCAAATCTATTGTCACCAAAAAGAAGTTCATATTTTTCATCTTGCACTTCTTGTATCAGATAAATTTCTGAAGTTGAATTAACATTAAAAATATTATCTACTTTTTGATATAATCTTCCTAGTCCAGTATCACTGGTTCCTTTTACATAAACTCTAATTGTTTGAGTATCTATAAATGAGTTATCTAGGATAAATCTTTGATCTAATGATCCATCTACTATAAATTGCTTTTTAAGAAATGTACCTTCCTTAATTTCAATATTATTGAATGATGCTGTTCCTCCAGTTACACTTGCCGTAATATTTTCTGGAATAGAAAATACATAATTTGTACCACCTGAAGAACCTGTGCAAACCAAACCAGACTGTAAAGTTAAAGTTTTTGTTGAATTTTTGGGTTGAGCAGTGAATGATATTCTAGCAGTTGATGATGTTCTTGAGTCTGGAACGTATCCTATATTTCTTGCCAAAGAAACTACATTTTCTCTAATTGTTGCAGAATCTAAAAAAGATTCATTAACAACCATATTTGAGTTAAATGCAGTAATATAAGTGTTATACGCGAGAGTATCAATTAAAACTGAAAAATTAGACCCCTCAAAGTCGAAATCCGTGAAATTTGAATTTGCACGAAGATAATCTTTGATTGAGGTCTTTATTTGATCAAAATCTAAGTTAGTAAACTTTGTAAAAGGCATTTTATCTTGCTGCCTCTAGTATAAATGAAAATTGTTGAGTTGGAATTTGTTGTCCGACAATATCAAAAATTACAGTAACTTCAAATTCATTCAAATCTGGATTTGGATCTACTAAAACCTGAACATTATCCACTCTAGGTTCATAATTTGATGTTACAGTTTTAATTTGATCTTGAATAATTGATGCTGTTGCAAAATCTACAAAATTAAATAAACTAGAACGAACATTTGAACCTAAAGTAGAATTAAAAAATCTTTCTGTGATTATTGTTTCAACTAAATTTCTAATTGAACGAATGATAGCACTCTGATTTTTTAAAACTGGTAAATCCTTAGTGATTGGATGTGGTTCAAAAGACAAACTGATGTCTTTAAATGCTCTAGATATCCTAGTTATTGACATCGGACATATAAGTTCTTTCTTTATTTATGTTTATTTCCAAGAAGATCCATAAATTGGCTCTGTCCCATAATTCCAATCATCATAGTCTTCATCATTACGAATTTTTTCATGAAGTTCTACTTGTTTTTTTAAATTATGCTTTGGTGCCAAGTCGTGCATAACTTCTTGAATTACTCTTTGAGGTGGATTATTATAATCGGTAATCAAACTTTTCGTTCCCCACATCTGATACATGTAGTTAGAGTCTCTATCAACCGGTAAATTTGACATTTTTAGCTCCTGTTTTAAAATATAAAACAGAACTTTTATAAAGGAGGTTGCTATCTCCCTATTTGTATTTAACGATCTAGTTCACGTAAGGAATAATTCTCAGAATTTAAGTATTTTAGAATTTCCAGAGCAATTAAACGAGGATTTCCTTCTCCACAAGTATAAACATCGACAGCTAAACACCCATTTTCGGGCCATGTATGGCAAGAAACATGACTTTCTGAAAGAGTAATTACAACTGTACACCCCTGTGGAATAAAACAATGTGAAAAAACGTTCAAAATAGTCATTTTTGCACGTTTAATTCCTTCAATCATTACATTTTGAAGAGAATTTACGTTATTAATGAGGTCAAAATTGACATCATACACCTCTAAAAGAAGGTGTTTACCCATTGAAAACTGTTTCAAGGTTCTAAAATAAGAAAGATTTATTTATTTCATAAAAAAAGAGTCATTTTTGACTCTTTTTGGTGTTAGTTACTTTTTTTTCCTTTTATTTGAGGCATTTTTTGAAGTAGTCACCCTTTACCTTGACCCCTATATTTCTTTCGTGCTCCATTACGAGAAGACGCAGCATACTTAGTACCCCCACCTGCACCTTGACGAGATTTTTTAGGTGGACCAGGAATATAAGAACTCTTATTCAACCCAACTTTTGCTTTTGCCATAAATGATTCTCCGTTAAAATTTCAGTTTCAAGATCTTCTGGTCTTGGAGAACCTGTCTGATAAAATTCTACAGACAGATCCTCCATAATATCGAAATATTCTTCCTCTGTAAGACTTGTATAAATTCTGCGACCCTTACAAAGAATATTGTAAAAATCTGCCATATATCAAATAACTCTTGATTTTTCGTGACCAACGCGGATACGAGGATCGCACCAAATCTCAAATCCTGCTTCTTTTGCATCCAGGCAGAATGATACATCTTCTCCACACATGTCTTGAACTTCTCCAGATTCAAATACTTGCATTTTTGGCGCAAACCATGGATACTTCATTTCAGAGTGTTCAAATACTCCGTACTTAATCAACACCCAACCAAATCCCGTATAATCGACAGTAAATGGTTTGCGGCGCTTTGAGATACTCTCAACGGTTTCATGATTCATGACTCCTCCATTACCACGGAAATCATCTTCATCTAACCAGTGAGCAACTGAGGTTGTGTGCCCATCCTCTGTTGCATACCATCCAGCAGCAATATCTTGATCCATGAGAATCAGTTGCCAGAATTTTTCAGTATTAAAGACGATATCGGAGTCAATCCAAAGTTGCCAATCATAGTTTAGTTTTCCATCCCAAGGAATTTGATTTGGACCTCTAAGAACATTTGCTCCAAGACACTTACATCTTGCAAAATTAACCATAGATGAATAATCTTGCGAAATTTGGATACTGGCGCCAGCCTGTACCAAGTCGAAGCAAAGCTGTACAAAACTCTTTAAGTAAGTATAAGAAACTCCTCTTCCAGGCAGACAAAAGACGATGGATTTTCCTCTGACCATCTCTCTTGCTTTATCATAGTCCCATTCTTGTTCTTGTGATTGAACAGGGGCCTTTGCTTTTACAGTAAATCCTTTAGCCATAATAGATTGTGATTACATCAGTATCATACTTAATATCTAGGTATTTGTCAATCCTTCTTTTCTGAAAGAACAATCTCATTCCCTTCAAGATTAAAAGATATCTCAGTATCTTCATACCATGAGAGTTCATTTATAATCCACTCTGGAATTGGAAGATAATACTCCCCAGTAATTGGATCGACTTGTAGCGCCTTAAAATTTTCCCCGAAATTTTTTTTCATCTCTATGAATATAAAAAACCTTTTTGATTTTATATATTCATTCTTATGTTTTAAAATTTTATGGGGCGCGATATTTTATGTGCTTGTGTAACACTTTGTAGGTTAGGGTAGTGTTGCGTTTTTATATAACGCGCCCGCGCCGCCGCAACCCCCCACCGGGGAACTGTCCATCACGAACGAACGAATGGACTGCCCCCCACGAACACGCAGGGGGCAGGGGGCAGGGTCACCAGGTCGGCAGCGCCTCCTCTGCTGCCTGAGCGTGGGTCTCCGAATACTGGGCGGCGATGGCGGTGGCGGGCACACCCCAGTGAATGTAGGCGGAGGGGCGGGAACCGTTGTTGATCTGATCAGCACGGGAGATCCACTTGATCTGGCGGGTCTGAAGGTCGGAGCACATGGAGAGAGGGAAGCGCATCGGAGGGGGTGTGAACTGAGAGAATTGTAGGGCATCGGGGGGCAGGGGTCAATACCCCAGCCAGACCAGGAACTCCCCAGCATCCACCCGATCACCGACAGCGGCGAAGGCAGCGTACTCCTGCAGGAACTCAGCGGTCAGGCAGTGGAGGTCGGCAAGGGCGTGAGCGAAGGTGAAGGAAATCTGCCCGTTGGCGTCGGACTGGTTCAGAACGTTGTCGGTGAAGGTCATGGGGTCCGTTGCGGTTTGCTCTGCAATTGTACAGGGTCGATGGGGCACCCGTCAAGGTGCCCCGTAGGGTTCAGTAGGTCACCACCTCCAGCAGTCCCTGCGCCTGCGCTTCGCCCAGGGTGAGATGACCCCAGATCTCAGGCAGGATGCTGGCGCTGTAGCGGCGGATCCACTGCTGGGCGCTGGAGGCGCTGGCGAACCGCTTGGTGTCAGAACCGCCCAGGCAGGTCTGCACGCGGTCGCCCATGAGACCCCAGTCCTGGCGGGAGCGGATGTGCTGGGGTCCACCAGCGATGCGGATGGCGGTGCGGGTCTTGGTGGTTGCCATGGGGTTCAGGTGTGAACTGGAAGAATTGTAGACGGTAGAGGGGCAGGAGTCAACCCCCTGCCCCGTAGGATTCAACCGATCAGAGCAGCGATCAGGCGGTCACGCTTCCGGATTGCTGTGGGCACGATGAACCACAGATCACGGCGCTTGCCCTTCATGGTGGATCCCAGAGTGCCTTGATTCTCCATGTCAACCATCAGGGCGTGGATGGTGCCCTTGTGGCGGCGGGGGTCCATGCCCATAGAGCGCACAAGGTCGCTGCAGGTCATGGGGCCATCCTGGATCAAGTGAGAGCGGATGGCGGAGCGGATGACGGAGGTGAGCATCGGTTCAGGTGTGAACTGGAAGAATTGTAGCATGGAAAGGGGGCAGGGTGTGCCCCCCGTAAGGTTCAGATCCGATCGGGGTATTCTCCGATGATCACCCCATTGCGCCAAACCTGAGCGTAGCCATACTCTTCAGCAAGGTCCAGGCACAGATCCCAGGCACGGTCGGCATCGGTAGTAGTGTTCTCCCAGGGAGCGGAAGGGCAGATCACGTCGTAACGGAGCATGGTGGTTCAGGTGTGAACTGGAAGAATTGTAGCATGGAAAGGGGGGCGATGGTGCCCCCCCTGGCGGATCAAACTGCCACCCAGTAGGATTTGCCGTTGCGCTCCTGCTGCTCTGCCATGATAAAGGCACCGGTGCCCATCGATGCCCGCCAACCCTGGACCTGGAAGTAACAGTCTTCCAGGGTTGTAGCGTATGCCATGGTTCTGGTGATCTTGCCATCCCTCACAAATGCCACCGCGAACGGGTAACGGGTGGGGGAGAGGATCGTCTGCAG